GTTTATCATGAGATTTTGGACCGTCTTTCACGGTCGTGCTACTCAAACCAGTAAATGATGTACCGAGGTAATTGTGACCTAACTCACCCGTTTTCTGACCACCCAATTTGGGATCGCCTGCAGCTGTACCTTGTGTAACTGCTGCATCAGTCGCAGCACCTAGCTGTGAATTCAGATTCGTCGCAGTGTTGTCGATCGTAGCTCCACTATACTTATAGCGAAGTGCAAATGCAAGACCAACCGGACCACTCATCGGCTGAACACCAACGATTTCGTTAGTAATCAACTCGGGGAATGTACGCCGAATCATCGGAATAAGAATCTTCGGTAGGCGCTGATCACCTGTTGCATAATCATCACCACTATTGTAAGCATTCGCGACTGTGGCTTGGCCACCTTGCGAAATATTTTGCAGACCGCCACCTAAGACACTGCCTGATCCACCGCCGTAATTACCGCCGGCTTCCCGTATACACCACTCTTCTTGGTTCTCAAGTAGAATGGCGGTGTTCATCCGCGTATGCGGATTCTCAATAGGCGTTACTTTGTCAGAGGTATAGTCCAAAACAGGACTCCACTTCTCCAACAATTGCTCCGCTCTATTATTATCGATATAATTCGTATTTGGACGTGTTGTAGTTTCGTTCATAATATTAATTTTTCCTTTTATTTATAATAATTTTTCCGTTGCATTGGAGAATCAGGTAATATAATACCTCAACATCTTATAATCTCATATCAGCTAATGTTTGAGCATAGTGACCCACAGCAGTTTTAGGTGTTTGAGATTTCTCTTCAACAACTTCAACTTTTGCTTCTTTAGTCTTAGACTCTGTCATAGCCTCTTCCTTTAATAAATCAAGAGACTCTTGAGTCTTCTTGTCAAAAATATTGACTGTATACTCGAAGTTCTCTTCAATAAACGCAAGATCTTTATCTGCGAAAGTCTTTCTTACAAAATTCGTTTTCTTCTCGTCAAAACTGACAAGCTTCTTTTCTAAATAAAGGTCCTTTTTAAGACCTTCAAGCTCTTCAGAAACTGCATTATGAGATTCAGTAAGCTCATTCAGCTCTTTACTTTTAGCATCAATGGTTTCTTTTCCATCCTTAACGGCCTCTCTAATAGAATCATTAGCTAATACCATATCAACCGAAAGCATTTTACGTATATCTGTAAGTAAACCATACGCCCTTTTATTTGCAGTAGCTTCTTCAATTGTCTTAGTAGGAATAGCCTCGTCTATATATGAGTCAAGATAATCAGAAACAGATTCAACAACAGTATCTTTTAATGATGTCGCTTCCTCGGTTATAGACTTCCGATAGCGACGAATCACATTCTTTAATTTACGAGCACGATCATGATCTACCGCCTCAACAACTTTGTTGAGTTTTTTCGTATGGTCCTTATCTATAGCCTCTAAGAGCTCTTCTAACTTCTTAGAGTGCTCAGCGTCTTGAGTAGTAAGGGCAGCTTCTGTCGCAATCTTAGTGCGCTCATCAACCTTGTTATCCACTGCTTCATTGAATACTGTTTCAATTTGCGCTTGACTTTCTTCTGTAAGAACGTCTTTACCGGCTTCTTTAAGTAAATCAGATATTTTGCTCATGATTAAAATAAATCCTTTTTAGTTGCTTTCGCTATTTTTTGTTTAATTTTACCTTCAGCTACTGACTTTAAGTCCTTACTGGCTGCGGCATAATTTTTGTCAATAATATTACTGACAAAAGATTTGATCTGTTTATTTCGATCCATCGTAATTATTTAATAATTTCTACCATTTTTTATATGTTTTTTATAAACTCAATAAACTTATTTCTTAAGTATTGATCAACATCTGTATTTGGTAATTTTTTTAACCCCTCTTCAAACCTATCAAAATTTTCTTCGAAATCACCGTTCTTATTTAAAATCCATTGTTTTGATTCTAATATACCATTTACAAATGCATCTGAATAGGACGGATCGGCAACACAATCAATAGCAACTAACTTCATCTCACTAACATGACCAACTTCACTATCAGTTTCTTGATCAATTTTACCTAACGCTCTTGATGACATACCAACCCGGACACCATCTAGTACTAATTGCTTTACTATAGTACCGCAAGGAGTTTGTAACACCTTACTCTTACCATAAAAAATGTTACCGTCTTGTTTCATTTCGGTAACTATATGGCATGCTCTTTCTAAATCGACTTCTGCTGTAGTAGGATGATTTAACTCACCCATTGATCGCTTAGTATGAATCATTTCTTTTTCATAACGAGTGACTTCCTGTACCATATTATCTAAATCATAAACTCGGTTGTTCTTATTAACATCCGAGGCCATCATATAAGGCCCTTTAATATATAATCTAGATTCAGACTTATTATTCTTTTCTTCTACTATATACTCGAACTCTGAAGGATCAGTTTTCTCTACTAGTAACTTAAAGGCCATAGCGCTATAAAATATTTATTGTTTATGCTATCTTTTTCCGTTAAATAATTCCTTTTCAGTTAAAATCAGGAAGTTATAACCATGCTCAGCAGCCCACTGTTTTGCGGCTTTCCACTTGGATTGATTAATATCGTACGTAGCTTGCTCATGTAATAACGTACGTTGTTTTTTTCGGCCGCGCATTACTGGGCGCTGAGTTTGACTGTATGGCTTTATTTCTATTAAATATTTTACTCTTTTATCTCTCTCTTTTAATACTAAAGTATTATCAACATAATACTTATGTGTTCTTGAATCAATAGGACTTATGTATGGGACTATAACACCTTCACTTGTCCATTCAAGTACATTTGGATTATGATCACACCATTTAAAAAAATGTAACTCCCAAGAACTTCTATATTGTGGGTGTTTTTTACCTAAGAACTTTTGACGATTAAGAGGTCTATATATACCTTTCTTAAAATTACCTTTTTTATATATAGCCATCAGCCTACAAAAAACATTGGTGGAGCAGAATCACCAAAACCAGCTGAGGCACCAGTAAAGAGTCGTTCTTCTAACTCTTTTTTCTCCGTTAACCCTTCCTGTAAAATACTAGTATCAAGACCTGTACCACCAAACAATTGAGCATTACCAAACTTACCTCGAACTCGGCCTAATGTGATTTTAGTTAAAGCAGAAGCATATTGATATACCCATGGCTCTTTAATCACATCTTTAATATGTTTTTCTACATAACAAGTTACGACTCCATAAAACCTTTCATTCTCTTTAGGTTCAGGAATCATAAGTAAATGTTGATTGCGTTCATTAAACTTAAAGTATCGTTTTGTAGAAAGCATCTTCTCACGAGTTTCAAGCCATTGCTTTAATATATACCAGCTGATTAAATCAAACCCGTAATTACCCATTGCGTAACTAAAATAAGTTTGTTGCGCTAAAGTTTGTTCAATTGTGAATAATGTATTTAAACTACTACTCGTGGACTCATCATAACTAAATACCTCCATTACCTTTCTATTCTGTCTAGTGAGACCATCCCACCTGCCAATAGAAGGGCTAGTGGCCGTGAGCTGACTTATTACAGTAGAATCGTTTACTGTAATATTACGAGTGCCATTTATCTGACCGCCTTGAGTTACCGCTTCTGCTAATACAACACCAATCGATACTGACTGTGTATAGGACCCCGAACCTACTGGCCATTCTTCCTTAGCTAGCCCTGGTACGGAGCTTATTGAAAACATGTCGTTCGCTGTTGTATTAGCACCACCATAAGGTGTAAGTTCAACTTGTATACCGGATCCAGCTGGATAGGCGGTATTAATTGATGATAAACATAAAACAATAGCCTTCTCCACTGACGCGTTTCCGTCATCTAAAGTCATCACAAATGTATAATCAGATGGATCAATAATAGCGTCAGATGAATCAAATGAGAATAAAGGAAGCCATCTTGCTAATTCTGCATTAGCAGGTGCGCCTGGATCGTCTCGAGTAGCATCCGCATCAAATGACGCGGCTGAGGTTGGCGGGGCGTTAGAAAGATTAGAAATTGTTACTTCAACTTCATCAGTATATGTCGCAGTCAATTCCGGGGTCAAAAGAAATAACTTTGAAATATCTAAGCCCTTACCAATTGTATATTTGGTACTATCAACAACTAG